TAATGAGAGACAAACTAATTAAAGCACTCTTGGCACATGCTCAAGGGGATATACAAAAACACTTAGCAAACGTGGAGGTTTATCTTTCTAACCCTGCTGGTATTGGAGAACACTCTGATATAACAGAAGCAATTGAAACTGAACTGAATATCATCGCTAAGTATAAAGATCAAATCGACGTTATCAACAAGTATCTAAAATGATTTTTCTATCAAGACCATCAGTGTATAATTTACCTGGTACATGGGAGAAACAACCTGATGCTATAGTTCCTCATCTAAATCTTACTCCTGATCAAGGATTTATTTTATTCTTTGGTTTGATTGTTCTATCTTTGGTGGTGTACGGTATCTACCTGACCTTTGGAGCAGGTAAGAAGAACCTAAGAGATCAAATAGATGAACATTCTAAGATGCATGAACTAGGCATTGCACATGGTCATGGTGGTAATAAAGATGCCTATGAGATGTCTGGTAAACTTGAACACAAACATAATGATCTTTGAAAAATTGAGTCTTGTTACTGGTGGGTTTGATCCCATCCATTCAGGACATCTTCGTTATTTTGAACAAGCAAAGGTTGAGTCAGACTATCTCGTTGTGGGATTGAATGGTGATCCTTGGCTCAAGAGAAAGAAAGGACAGTACTTTCAATCTTGGACTGAAAGAGCAGACATACTTCGCCATCTAAACATGGTGGATGCTGTTATATCTTGGGATGATTCAGATGATTCTGCCTGTGGTGCTATAGAAAAGTGTTTGGAAATATCTGATCAGGTAGTATTTTGTAATGGTGGTGATAGACACAATGAAAATACTCCTGAGTATGATAGATTTGTTGATGATGATAGAGTTATCTTTAGGTGGGCAGTTGGTGGTTTATCAAAAATAAACAGTAGTTCTTGGATACTACACAATTATTTTGAACGTCAACGTAAATTATTAGGTATTTGAATGGACTTTTTAAAAGACATAGTAAAAGAAATTGGGTCAGACTACGCACAAATCGCATCCGATAAAGAGACTAGCGAAGCATTTATCAACACGGGATCACTTATCTTTAATGGATTGGTTAGCGGCTCCATTAGTGGTGGGGTATCTAGCAATCGTATTACTGCCATTGCTGGTGAAACTTCTACTGGTAAAACTTACTTCGCCCTCGCAGTTGTCAAGAATTTCTTGGACGATAATCCTGATGCTTATGTTCTGTACTTCGATACTGAATCTGCTATCAATAAAGAACTTTTAGAGTCTCGTGGAATAGATACTAAAAGAGTTGCTATTGTAGAAGTTGTTACTATTGAAGGTTTTCGTGGTACGGCATTGAAAGCAATTGATATGTATTTGAAAACCCCTATAGATGATCGCAAACCTTGTATGTTTGTGCTAGACTCTTTAGGTATGCTTTCTACAGAGAAAGAAATACGAGATGCACTAGATGATAAACTAGTAAGAGACATGACAAAATCTCAACTAGTCAAAGGTGCATTTAGAATGTTAACCCTAAAACTTGGTCAAGCAAATGTCCCACTCATTGTCACAAACCATACGTACGATGTCATCGGAGCTTACGTACCAACTAAAGAAATGGGAGGAGGTTCGGGACTCAAGTATGCAGCGAGTACAATCATTTATCTCAGCAAATCAAAAGAGAAAGATGGCAAAGAAGTCATCGGAAACATTATCAAAGCTAAGACAGTCAAGTCACGTTTGAGTAAAGAGAACAAGCAGGTTGAGATACGTTTATTCTATGATGAACGTGGTCTTGATAAGTATTATGGTCTCTTAGAATTAGGAGAGATAGGAGGGTTGTGGAAGAATGTTGCTGGTAGATATGAAATCAATGGTAAAAAAGTGTATGCTAAAGCAGTGTACAAAGAACCAGAGAAATACTTTACTCCCGAAGTTATGCAAGCTCTAGATGAAATAGCACAAAAGGAATTTAGTTATGGTAACTGATGGAACACAGTTTATTAAAGTTTATAAAAATGTTTTTTCTTCAGAACTATGTTCTCATTTGATTAATACATATGAGAAATTGTGGAGAGAGCAAGAAGAAAACGTAAAAAAAATGAGTCTTTGTTATAATCCTCAAGGACAAAAAGTTTGTGGTGCTTGTAATTGTCAAAGACTTGATATTATGCAACATCAAGTTTTTAAAAAACCTCTTAAAGAAGTTATTGATAAATTTCAATCTCTAATTTTACAATATAAGAAAGATGTTAATGTTTATAAGAATCAATGGCCACAAACATATAAGTATGAAAATATTAGAATAAAAAGATATTTGTCTGCTGATGAACAGCAACATGATACTCATGTTGATGTCAGTAATGCTGACAATGCTAGAAGATTTTTAGCTTTTGTATGTTATTTGAATGATGATTTTGATGAGGGTGAAACTGAATTTCCCCAATATAATTATCAAACTAAAGTATCCGCAGGATCAGTTGTTATGTTTCCTGTTGCATGGAGTTATCTTCATAGGGGAAAACCTATTAAGAATGGATATGCAAAATATATGTTAGGGACTTTTCTTCACTATGAAAATAAGCAATATATGAATAGAGTAGGATATAAAACTCTGGGAGTTGACAAGAAAGGTTTTGGGTAATAAAATGGAGACACGGTTTTATTTCTTATGGTAACTAAAACATCATTACCACTGTTTCCTATACCAGTATGTTTATACAATTATGGTGAGGATGAGAGTCATGGTTTGAATATTGATCTAGTCACTGATACTATTAGTGAAATGCATAAAGATCAGGAAGGTACTCAGCGTAGTAATTTTGGTGGGTGGCATAGTAAAATAGATATGGAGGTAAGGTATTCAAGTTTCAACGTATTGAAAAATAAAATACAAGAATCTGTAAATGATTATTGTGATCGGTATGGTTTTCAAGATAAATTGATAGTAAGTAGATTGTGGGCTAATATGAATTACACTGGTGATATGAATGTTGGTCACAACCACACTAACAGTGCTTTGACAGGTGTATATTATCCAATCAAACATATCATTGACAATACAGCTGAGTTTAATTATAGTGAGGGCAATCCTCTTAAACCAGGTATATGGGATGGTGAAAGAGGAGGGTCTATTTATTTTCAAGATCCTAACTATGGTCTAAGATTTCCTAGACTTAGAAAAATAGAAAAACCAACTGCATTTAATTTGGATGCATACTATACATATCCTGTTTCTGGATTACTAATAGTATTTCCAGCATACCTTATGCATACAGTTACACCATTCAAAGAAAATTTACAAAGGCTAAGTATTTCCTTCACCGCTAATTATGGAACGAGTTGAGACAACTATTCTCAATAATTTATTATTCAATGAGGAGTATACTAGAAAGGTTTTACCTTTTTTACGTCCTGAATATTTTGAGGAAAAATGTGACACATTAGTCTTTGAACAGATTTCTTCTTTTCTAACTCAGTATGATAAACTTCCTACAAAAGAAGTTTTGAATATTGAACTTCAGAAGAGAGTAGATCTATCTCAAGATGAATATTCATTAGTAACTAGACTAGTAGAATCTCTAGTGCCAACAGAGTCTGATCGTACATGGGTTCTTGATACTACTGAATCGTGGTGTAAAGAACGTGCTATCTACTTAGCACTCATGGAGTCTATCAAAATTGCTGATGGGCAGGATGAAAAGAAAAGTCCTGATGCTATTCCTAGTATATTATCTGATGCTCTTTCAGTAGGTTTCGATCAACACGTTGGACATGACTACATCAATGATTCAAAGGATCGCTTTGAGTATTATCACAAAGTCGAAAATAAAACACCCTTTGATCTTGAATACTTTAATAAGATTACTTCGGGTGGACTGTCTGACAAGACACTTAATATCGCTCTCGCTGGCACGGGTGTGGGTAAGAGTCTCTTTATGTGCCATGTTGCTGCAAGCGTTCTCCTCCAAGGAAAGAACGTTCTATACATCACACTTGAGATGGCAGAGGAAAAGATTGCGGAAAGAATCGACGCAAACTTACTTAATGTTAACATCCAAGATATATCGGAGATCCCTAAGTCTTCATTCACCAAGAAAATTGACAAACTTGCAGCAAAAACCTCTGGGAAACTAATCATCAAGGAGTATCCTACAGCGTCAGCACATTGTGGACATTTCAAAGCGTTGTTACAAGAACTTAAGTTGAAGAAATCATTTGAACCTGATATAATATTCATAGATTATCTAAACATCTGTGGTTCATCACGTTATAGAACTGCAGTAAACGTAAATTCGTATTCTTATGTCAAGGCAATTGCTGAAGAACTTAGAGGATTGGCAGTCGAAGCAACTGTACCAATTGTCTCAGCTACGCAAACTACTAGGTCTGGTTTTGCTAGTTCAGACCCTAATCTTACTGACACATCTGAATCTTTTGGTCTCCCTGCTACTGCTGATCTTATGTTCGCTCTTATTAGTACGGAGGATATGGAGAAACTTAATCAAATAATGGTAAAGCAATTGAAGAATAGGTACAATGATCCTACAATGAACAAGAGATTTGTTGTTGGTATTGATCGTGCCAAGATGAGATTGTATGATGTAGAACAATCAGCACAAGATGATATAGTTGACGACACAGATATAGTAGAGTATAATAAATCCGAGGAATCCAAAGCAAAATTTAATGACTTCAAGTTTTGATAAGTATACACAATTTGTAAACTCAGTTACAAGCACACCATCTAAGGATGCTGATGCGTTTGTTTATCGTTTACAAGAACTAGGTGGTGACGTAGCAATACAGCGTTTACTTACTGCTGCTGTTGGTATATCTGCTGAAGGTGGTGAGTTTATGGAGATTGTCAAGAAGATGATCTTTCAAGGTAAACCTGCCAGTGAAGATAACTTAGAGCATCTAAAGATAGAACTTGGTGATGTATTGTGGTATGTTGCTCAAGCATGTATGGCACTTGATATAAGTTTTGAAGAAGTTGCTGACATGAATATAGATAAGTTATCTAAGAGATATCCTGACGGACATTTTGCAGAGTATTATTCTGAAAACAGGAAAGCAGGTGATAGATAATTATTGTTTTACCTGCCTAAAGATAGGTGATAAATTTGATGCAGAGTATGTAAATAAACTGCAACGCATGGTGCGTAAACAATCTGACGCACCTTTCTTTTGTTTTACTGATGACCCAACAGGGGTTGAGATGCCTTGTATCCATATGGATGATAAGGAGGAACGTGACTGGGATAACTGGTGGCCTGTGTGGTGTAAGATAAAGATGTTCAATGCACCAGAGTTAGAAGAGTTTGATAGAAAAATATTTTTTGATTTGGATGTTATCATACATGATGATATAACAAAACTATTGATGCATGAACATAGGTCACGTAGAAATACTTTTAGTTTGATACAATCTCATTGGAGAGGTAAGGCATATCAGATGGCAAACCCTACTAAGTCATTGTTCAACTCTAGTTGTATGGTGTGGAGAGATAATAAAAAAATATATGATAAGTGGATGGAAGATCCTAAGGGATATGTTGCTAAGTATCATGGTACAGATGATTTCTATCATAACGAAAAGATAATTCGTAAATCTTTGCCACCTATATTCTATTCATATCGTGAAGGTTATATGGATCAGGGTAGAAAATGGAATGAACCTATTTGGATGAAGATTTCAACCGCACATTCAGTTGCTATACTACATCAAGATCCTAAACCACATACTCTCAATGTCAAGGAACATCCAATAGTACTCTATTGGAAATAAATACCAGAAAGTTCTGGTGGTAGTGTGTCTGCAGCAACAGAGAAGCAAGAAAATGTTTCTAGATTATTTTTTGAAACGTATCTTAAAGCTGGATTTGGTCTAACTGAATTTCAACAAGCTGAACTTGAAAGAAAAGCTTTTGGAAAACCTAGTGGCATGTATCCAACTGCGAGTAAAGAATGGCAAGAAAATTACTATAAACAAATACAGGCATTGGTACAATATATGGTTACTCATAATGTGCCTAGGCAGGGATGGGTATGGTCTAGAGGTAATGGTATGATGGGTTTCTTGAATCAAGTTGCTGTTGATAAGTGTGGTGTATCTACTTTAGATAACTGGAATCCAATGGATATAGTTGGAGTAGTGGGTTCGTATGAATCTATTATAAAACAAACATGCGATTCAATGATAGTCCGACCAACTACAGATACTCAGAAGACTGTCAATAGAGGTATCTTGAATGAGATAATGGTGGAGAATATTTACAACAACAAATTACTACCAATATCTCTAAAGTTTATAAACAAAAAAGAACGACCTGGTTATGAATTGAGTCCCGATCTTCAAACTCAGAGAATACGAGATAAGATGAGACATCATTTTAAAATCAAAGAAGTGACTTGTGATTTACAATGGAATGTGCAGGACAATCAGTGGAAAAATAATCAAGAGATATCATGGAAGTTGTATGATGATGGTGGCGGTGGTAGAAAAGCAGTCAATATAAAGATACAGGGTAGAGCATTTTCTTCAAGAGCAGCAAGAGAAAATCCTCAACATGAGGGTACACCAGAGGGTGCAGGTGCTAAGTTAGGTAAGGCTGCTATTACTGAATTGAGATCTTTTGTTACTGGTTTAGGTTTAGCAAATGTTCCTAGTCCTGGTTCTCATCCACAAATACCAAAACCAGGTGAGAAATGGGAAGCAGGACATAAATCTTACTGGATCTCTTTATATAATAGTTTGTCTAGTGCTAGTGTTGGTGGTCAACCTATAAACTTTATGTCACCAGGTGCATATGGTGAGGGTATGAATCCGTCAGCATCAGGATTTTCTGCTGCTTTAGATGCTGCATGTACAGCAGACGAAGAAAGTAGGATGGTTACTAGCGATCCTAAAGTACCAGCAGGTAATAGATTGACATCTAAACTTTGGGGTTTAGAATGGTTAAAACTATATGTTGCTATAACCCAAAGAGGCAAGTGGGATGCCTTCACACATCTAATGTATCATTCATGCAAAAAAGAACTACCAGGTATGGGACCATTCATCAAGATAGCAGGGAGATGAATAAATTTATTGATAGATTGATAGAAGATTATACTTCTAAACCTAAGAGGAAACAAATCATGAAGAAAGAGATTGAAGACTTCATGCGTTTCTATATTGCAGTCACTGAGGATAGAGAAAAACTTCCATTTATTGACACTGAAGTTAAGGAAGATAAGGAAGATGAGTACACCAAAAAACCAGTCTCTAAGAACAATCATAAATATAAACAAATGAGAATCGCAGGGTTGGTTTTCATTGAACAGAATAAAAAACAAATCTTCGAGAAAATAAGTGAAGCAGTTTCAACAGTTCATCACAGAAGCCCGAACTACCAAAGCATCCTCTCAGGCAAAGAGACTGGGTTTGGTGGGAGACGGTCACGGAGACTGGTATGATCGTCAAGGCAATCTAAAAGCTAAGACAGTATCTGGTGAACTAAAGATGTTCTCTGGTAGAGAGAAGTCTGACGATGAACTAGCAAATAGAAATGATAATGGTAGACTAGTACCCATGCAGAGAACCAGCTCTGCAGATGTGGTCAAAGCAATGGGTAAAACACCATTGTCTACAATGCCACCAGTAGGTAATGGTAATAGAGAAACTGGTTCTGGTTCTAGTCCAGCATTGAATGGTGCAGGTAGGACTGCTCCTATAACTATTGCTTTCGATAAGTTTGATGATGAGGGTGTAAGTAGTAATATAATATCTGCAGTAGAAGAGGTGTCTTCAGGTGATACCTACTACATTTTTCCAAGCAGAGATACTGATATAAAAGAATTGAAAGATGCTTATCCTAAGATAAGTGAGTCTATTATTGATCATAAAAATGCTGAAACAATTTACGATGTTCTTCAATCATTATATGAAAATGGATTTGACGCTATCAATATTGTTTGCAGAAAGTCTAGAGCAACTGAAATTTCTAATCTTGCTTATGAACAGAACGGACAACTATACAATTTTGTAATGATGAATGTCATCCCTGTGGATGAAAGAACTATTAGAGAACAATATATTGCTGGTGACTTATTTAAGATGGATTCTATGGTGGGGTATGGTGATAGAGAAGGGAAGGTAATACGTAGAGGTGCTAACCATCTCATATGTGTTGATGAGAATAAACAAATGTTTAGATGTTGGATAACTGAAGCAGTTGAAAAACAACATTTTATACTGCCTGTAGAATTCTGATAAATAAATATATCGGAAAGTAAAATGGAAGTCATGAGTAATCCTTGGGCAGACATCTATGATGATCTAAGATCACCTTATTTGCAAGAAAAAAAAGCAAAGAAGGACTATGATGGTGACGGTAAAGTAGAGTCTGGTAAAGACGAATATTTTGGGTCTAAAGATAAGGCTATCAAAGCAGCTATTGCTGCTAAGAAAGGTGGTGTAAAGAAAGAAGGATACATGTCAAAGGATAAGGAAGACCATGACACAGGTGGGTTTCGTATATCAAATAAGGAAGCAAAAGCTGCTAAGGAAAGACTGAAGAAAAAGATGAAGAAGGAAGATACTGAAGTAGATGAGTGCTGGAAGACTCATAAAAAAGTTGGCACTAAGATGAAAGGTGGTAAAGTTGTCAACAATTGTGTTCCTAAGAATGAAGATGTAAGTATAAACAACGTTGATGGTACAACAACAGAGATTGTTGATGTAATAAAAGCACCTAAGATGGTTGCTGCTCCTAAGTTTTCTAGTTGGAGAGAAGATTTTGTTTGGGATGAACCTGTAGATGAGGCACTAAAGACTCCTAAACTAGACATTAAAGAAAAGGGTGTCAAGAATAAGGTTGATGTGAATCCTACTGTAGAAACAGAAGAAGCAAAGTATGATAACACCAAGTCTCCTGATTATGAGAAGAAGAAAAAAGCTCTTGCTAAAAAGCATGGTGGAGCAAAGAATATAAAGGGTCACCCTCAGTATGAGCATCATCAGAAAGATGAGAATGGTAACGAAATTCCACATCAACTTGATGAGATTGATAACATGGGCGGTAAAGTAGCAGCAGGTCTTGCTACAGGTGCAGTCATGGGTGGTCTCAAACTCATGGGAGCAGCAAAGAATGCTGCTGAAAGAATAAGAAAGAGAAAGACAGATGCAATGAAGCAATATGAAGAGGTAGAAAAAAAAAACTTCGATGAAGCACAGGTAAAATATTATAGTGGTCAAGATAGGAATCCAAACACAGGACTTCCTAAAGGGTTGAAACCTCCAGTAAGGACAGAAAAAGAAGTAAATAAAAAATTAGATAGAACAACTTTGGCACAATCATATGAGCCAGAAGGTGAGGTTGTTAGTGACGGTTATCAGAGAAATCCAGAAAGAGATACAAGAAGTGCAAAACAAAGAAGAATGGATTCTCCTGATAGAGGGATAAACTCTCAGGCATTCAGAGATTTCATGGCAGCTCAGCAAAAACCATCTAAACCTAAGAAGAAAAAAGATGTAAAAGAAGATATTGTTGATGAAAGTGTATATGATACTGTAAAAAAAGTTCTTGATACAGGAAGTAATTTTGTAAAAAAGAATCCTATTGGAAAAGCTCTTGGTAATGTAGTGAAACCTTTCAAGTCAACTGATGGTGGATCTAATAGAACATCAGCTACTGCTGCATCTCAAAAGGCAAAAGGTCTTAGAGTTTCTGAAGGTATTGTTACTGAATTGAATAGGTATGAGAAGGAGACTGGTAAGTCATCTGGTTCTATGAACATGCCTAAAGGCAAACCAACCAGTAAGGGTGGTACTAGTAGTCCTGTAATGAGAGCAGTTAGAACTAAGATCCGTAAGGAGACTGGTAAACCAACTGGTCAAACATCTAAGACAAAAGGTGAGAAAGGTAACCGTCAACCTGGTGATAGGAAGACTACACCAGCAGATTCAATTGCAAAACGTCGTGAGTCAAGAGCAGATGCTGAGAAGTTGATGAGAGATACAAGAGGTACATAGTGCCTCTTCCAAAAATCCACTATGATCCTTGGTTCCATGAAGACATGACTGATTTCCATCTACCTGAACTTGGTGAAGAACCACCAAGACCTGAAGAAGAAATAGCAGATGATCTTAGTATGCACGAAAAAACATACAAGATTGCTACATCAAAGTACAATCCATTCTCAGTAGGAGGCTCTGAAAGTATCCATGATTTCGATTAAAGAAACAACTGATTTGAAGAATGAGTTGATCTCTAAAGCTAGTGAAAGGCATAAGAAGGCTAAGAGTTTCAAACAATTCCGTAAAGATGCAAGACAAAAACCCCTGAAGAGAGGTGAGGTGCGTAAGTTAGTTAATGGTAAGTGGGTAAGTAATGTGAAGGAAGAGAGTTGTGGTGAAGGACAATACTATTGTCATGATGATGAGAAATGCAAACCAATACCTAAGGGGTATAAGGTAGGCAAGGGTGGTATGCTTGTCAAAGAGGGCAACTTACATAAGTGGTTCTCTGGATCTAAATCAAAAGATGGTAAAAAAGGTTGGGTCAATGTAGTCACAGGTGGTACTTGTGCTAGTGACAAACCAGGTGAAGGTACACCCAAGTGTGTATCATCATCTAAGAGAGCAAGTATGAGTAAATCAGAAAGACTTTCTGCATCTAGAAGAAAAAAGAAAGCAGATCCTGGTCAACAATCCAAATCAGGTGCTGCAAAACCTACATATGTTAGGACTGATAAACCTAAGAAAAAAACAAAATGAATAATCTTAACGAATCAGACAAAAAAGGTAGTGGTAGTGGCAAGAAAGATGCTTGTTACAAAAAAGTAAAAGCAAGTGCTAGTGTCTGGCCTTCAGCATATGCATCTGGTAGATTAGTTCAGTGTCGTAAGAAAGGTGCTGCTAATTATGGTAATAGTAAAAAAGAATCTGTAACTTTCAAGGATTTTTGTATCGAAGCTTCTGCTGCATGGCAGCGTAAGGAAGGTAAGAACAAGAAAGGTGGTTTGAATGAGAAGGGTAGGAAGTCTTACGAACGTGAGAATCCTGGTTCTGACTTGAAAGCACCACAACCTGAGGGTGGACCTAGAAAGAGATCATTCTGTGCTCGCATGGGTGGTGTAAAGGGACCAATGAAGAAACCAAACGGGGAACCAACCCGTAAGGCATTGGCACTCAGAAAGTGGAAATGCTGAAGCCTATATAATTTACGTTATTTTTGAACGATGATTAATTTTTTAATGCCGATAGCGATCAGTATCATCAACAAGGCAGTTGATAAGATACCTGACGATCTTGATTCTGTTATCAAGGATTTCCTAATCAAGTTGCTCAAGAAAGCAGCAGCAAAGACAGGAAATAAGGTTGATGATGAACTGGTTTTAGCTTTGCAGAAAGCACTACTAGAGTCTTGATCACATAAATATTCACATACGATAGGAAGAAAACATGTCACCACTTTGGGGAGCTAGTGACTCAAATGAGTCAAAACCTAAGAATCTGACTACTGCAGAAAAGAGAGATGTCTACGCTACCTCAAGTGGTTGGGTAAGAACACCTGGTACTATACTAACTGGTAACGATAACACTTCTGCTGATCCAGAAGTTCTTGTTGCTATTGGTGAGTTGGCAACCAGTCTTGGACAGGCTACAGTATCATCTGTAAGATTTAATACTACTTCGGTAGATGCATCTGCAGGTGGAACATTAGCAGTCATAGTTGAATATAACGAGCAGGTCACAGTTGCGACTGCTGCACCGCTTATGGTTGTAACAAACAGTAGAGCAGGTGGTGGTTCACAAGCATCATTTACTCTTACTATGGATGGAACACTTCCAGTGACCAATGACACTCTTACATTCTCTGTCACATTGACTGGTGGTGATGGTAAGCAGGTTGCTGACGATGTATTATCCATCGGAGCACAATCAATAAACGTCAACGGTGGAACCGTTGTTGACACTATCGGAGCAGGTAATGCTGAGTTGGCAATTAGTGCTGCTCAAGGAACTGCTGCTGGTACACTTACAGTTGTTGCATAATTTTACTGAATGAAATTTGACGAATTGAATGATGAAAATCATCTTCTCTTCGCCATAAAACATTATGAAAACCCTCACGCTTCCACCATGGAAGACTTTGAGGAGGATCTAAAGAGATTCAAATACATCAAACGATTACTAAAGAAGTATGTGGTTCAGGGAGATCTTAAACACCATCTCATCCTGAACCATTTGATTATATGTTTCAATGTTTTTGGTGAAGGTACTATACCTCTTCTGTTTTATAAAATTGAGAGAGAGTATTGGTGTATACTTAAAACTTTTTTATTATTTTTGAATAAGATTCCAGATTATCCTAAAACAGGACTGGATACTATCGATATTGATAAGCAAGTAAATGTTATGCTAACTTCACTCTAATGGATGAGAGTAAATTTAATAGAATATTGAGAGGACTTCGTGAGGAAATGATGTCCACTGATCCTGGTGGCACAGGTAAGGCAGGACTCTCATCTAAAGCAGATGATGAAGGACCAGTGGCAGGTTATGATAAGAAGTTGGGTGGTAAGATGAAGCGTAGGAAGAAATATGCCTACTTGAAGCATGATAAACCTCGTACGAGGTGGAAGAATGCGAGTAAATGAGCAAGTTCTTGAAAGGTTAGAACGTGTAATTGAAACCCTTCAAGAGAATAATGTAAAGATGGGGCAGATGCTTGCTGTCCATGACGAGAAACTAACAAAGCAGGATAGAATAGATGCAGTATTATTTGAGA